GCCTCCCAAGCGGGATTCTACCCGCTGAACGCACTTACCGTGCGCTCACCCAGCTAAGTTTGATGTTGGCTGACTTAGCACGCCCAGCACGACTCAAATGGTCGTCTCGTAGTTCCACCTCGCGGTGGAGGGAGTCAATCCTCGCCATAACGGCGGCTACGGCCTTACTTTCTTCTCCTGGCAGGAGATTCTTGGTAAGGAACCATTTGTGCAGGGCACCCCACCCATCCAACCTATCGATCGGAGAGCGAGATGTAAGCAAAGGAACTCTGACAAGTCCTCTCTGCAAATATGGGTCCCACTTCTCGACGGCTACGCCAAGAGAGTGCCGACCCATTCCTGCTGAGAAAGAGCTGACGCCTTTAACGGGGACAAACCGTCTCAGTATTGCGTCAATGGCGTTCGCGGTCTTGAAGAAACCACGTTCGTCTAGCTGGTTCATAGTAGAGAACCAACTCTCAATCTCAAGTGAGTGCTGCCGTGACGTGGGTACTACCCGCCGGAAACGAACAGGTGTTACGTTCGTTCCATTGTAGTAGTCCCCTCCACAAGACTCCCTGAATTTTCCATTCAGAAAAGACTTGTGCGAGTTTACTCTAAGACCATAGGTCTCGAGTGCCTCAATCACGGAAGGAGCACAATCCGTGGGGACGATTATATCGTCCCCATAGATGCGGATCTCCCGCAAAAGGTCATTTATGACCTTTCTTGAGAGAGTTTCCTCTCGAGCCTTTACCATTCCGAGCAAGGATATGATCAAAAAGACCATAGCCTCAACAGGGAAGGTAAGGGCTGACCCCATAGATGCGAACTTGGTCAGTGGAATAGTTCCATGACCAGGCACATTTGCTCGAGTAGTTCTCGAGGACTGAACCACACTATCCAAGTGTGGGTGCCCATCAAAGAGAGCATGAACGAGCACATTAGAAACACGGTCAGAGGCGTCCTTGAGATCAAGGGTGGCCACCGAGCCATCGACTGAGCCTTTACGGGCTAGTCTCTGATTAACCGTCTGGTCCCAGAACCCTAAGGGGTTACCTGGCATTGCCTCTAGCAGAGGAACCAGTTCCCGCATAATAGACTGCTGAGCTTGTTGCATTACTGCAGGCTCGACAGCGATTATACGTGGAGTTTCTAGCGTCTTGGGTACATCGACCACCCTTACAGGGAGTTCTTCACCCGGGGAGAGAATGACCGGCGGATCTTCAAAACCCGCCACCCAAGTGGGCCGGCCGTACAAGGCGTACGGAAAGTCCCATTCGAGTCGCTCAGTCCAGTAACGTAAGTTAAACCGTTGGTTGTACGTCAGCTTCTCAGCTGTCGCACCTGGACCAGGATACGGGCGAAGCTCAGAGAGGTAGACCTTACGGTCGACCTCGGAGAGAATATCGCCATATATCCAGGTCTTGACCCTTCTGAAGCTGCTAAGCTCCGGAAGTTCAAGACTGAGTAGTTCATTCTCAATATCTACAAATCTGCCGAAGGCGGCGCGGACCCTGTCAGGGGTGCACGCCTTGCGAACTTTCGCGAACGACAACGTGAGTTGCCTTAAGCAATTGATCGCATCGACAGAAGGGTAGTCGAGAAGAGTACCATCCTGTCTGAACACCTGGCGAAGGAAACCCTGTAAGAATACAGGGATACCGCGTCTTGCGTGAAATACGCGTAACACGTCGTCGCCAAGCTCGCCCGTTTGCAAAGCAGCTGTTACCGCTTTGCCTAAAGACGGGAGAGTGATTTCATAAAAGGAATCACCCTCATGTTCAGACCGCTTCTTCGCATAAGCGAAGTCGCGATCGGTATCCTTCACTCCACAGATCCTACTCGCATCAGCGAGCAGGGCCTGGAAAAGAGAATCCCACTGGCTTTTCAAGCTGCCTCCTTTATTGGGGGTAGAGCTTTCCAGCCGTGGCGCGCCTAATGGCGCTTTCTCTGATTACTATAGATCATCGGAACGGCTAGCGAAATAACGCAAACCGTGACGAATAGCAGACTGCCCAAAGAAAGGGCAAGACCTTCAGCGAGAGTCAACTCTCGCCGCCGATCAACTTGATCGCGTTAGCGTACGAGTTGGCCGAAAGCCACGTAGTGAGTTCCTTGACAGCGTCAAGAAGCTCCGCGTCAGTGTATTCCCCGATTTTGCGGGAAAGGACAAACCAGGACTTAACCTGGACCTGTCGATTGACGGCCGTGACCAGAGGGTCTGCTGCGATCTTAGTGTTCGAAACCTTCGCCATAGAGTTGAGAGTCTTTCCATCCTTGCGGTGGGAGATCTCGAGCTCGACAGCACCAGAACTGAGTGCGTACTTCGAAGAAGTAGCACCAACCTCTACACGAGGAAGAGTGTTGTTAGTACCGGTGGGGAATACGATCACTTGGTTATCAGAGAATGCCACGAAAGGGCTCCTTTTCAGAATCCGACACTTTGTGCCGGGGTTGGATTAGTGTTTTCAGTGTACTGTTGGCTACCAGCCAACGCGCCGATTAGACTTTGAAAGCCCAAGAGCGGCAAGAATGGCCCACTGCTTCTCCGTAAAGGTGGAGGGGTTGAGGCCAAACCCAAATGGTGTCGCCTGGAATCGCTCCTTGGTATCCGTAATAGTGCCGGAACTTACAGAGGACAAGGTACCGCCGTTACGCATTACTGCGTTTCGCAAAGTAATCTTGTCTTTGCGTATGGTTCTACGCATTAGATATCCATGGTGCAACACGAGCCCATTACTGGCTAGCTCGGTTGCGGCCGCGAGGCCGCTACCGACATTCGCTATCCAGTCGATAAGCCACGAGAAAGGAATCACTTCCCAAACAGAAGCCGCATTACTGCGGATTCCGAGCAGGTAATTAGCCTCGGTCTCAGCGCGTTGTAGCTGTGTAAGAAGACTGTCCGGAATGGGCAGTCGATACACATACGCGCCAGAGAAAGACACACGTTCCACAGTGGTACATGTGTGCTCGACTTCGGTGGGTGATGATGATATCCACAGACGGCTATTAAAACCGCCCACGACCTCTGGGAAGAGATCGTAGGAGGTAGGACCGAAAGCCCTAACGGGCTCTGTGGACTCAACGAGAGGGAAATCCAGACGACGACGAACCAAACGGCCGTCATCGCGTGAGAGTTGCCGTAGCATGGCTGACGCCTGCGTAAGCGATCTCACAATTTTCTGGACATCACTAATTAATGGCTGCCACCCGAAGGTGTTCGTCAATGCGTTGTGCCCAATGCCTTTCGGCTTAAGGGCGCCCGCACCGATGATATACTGAGGAATTCCATCGCGGAATGCTTCAGTTGCAGCAGTAATTAGGCTCGCTCTCGACTTGGTCGGGGCGGTCTTAGCTATTGCCTCCGGTCCGTAGAATCCTGCGTTAAACGCAATTGGATCCTTAAAGACTGGAAGATAGTCGCTAGGCCACCCTCCCGTAGGTGCCTGGATCCTTAGAGGTCCAGAATACGATGAGCCACTCGTTCCCGTTACCGAGAACTTTGTGTGGCTGTGGGTGTAGAAGCGCTTTTGGCTCCAGAACGTATGTCCTGTATCCAAAGGACTTCTATATTTGTCCCACGACAACATCGCGCCAAGATTAATCTTGGCACCAGGGATGTCTTCGCTCCTCCAAGAGGTGACGAATTCACGTCCAGCAGGGTATACTTCACGTGTACTAACAGCAGATGCTGAGGAGTACTTTCCGGAACCACTTAGTGCCGGATTGCCGCGCATGTCGCGCTGCTGCGTGTAGTAAGCCCCGCTCATCATAAATCCTTTCTTGTCATTTGATGGTAGTAATGTGACACCCAGTCGCATGCACTGCTTTCACGAAATAGGGTGGGATTCTCGGCAGTAGTATACCGATGGGTGCGCGTCCTTAGGGTCGCGC